TGACGACCTGTTCGAGATCAACACCGGCTTCAATCCAACCCAGGCCGGCAGCACGCCCGACGCGCTTTCCACCATCCGCACCGCCGTCGAATTCCGTTTCAACGCCGGCAATGGTGCGAGCTACCGCATCGAGGGATCGACCGACCTCCAGAACTGGGAGGTCGTCGAAACCGACATCATCGGCACCGGTGGCGTGGTCACCCGTTTCTACAGCATCGAGAACCAGCCGAAGCGCTACTTCCGCGTGAAGCGGAACTGAGCGACCTCGAACTTTTCATCCCCGGAGTCCAACACCCTCTCTCGGCAAGACCGGGAGGGGGTGTTCCATTTTGACAGGGAGGCATCGGCATGACCATCGCATCGGAAATCCTCGCCGACCTCCACCACCTCCTCACCGAGCATGGCGTCCGGGCGCGGTGGCAATCCATCGACCTGCTCGTGCTGATCAGCCGCGTGCGCGACGAACAGCAGATCGACATGGGCGGCTTCGTCGCATCGCCCGACTTCAGCCTGCGGGTCCCGAAGCTGGCGTTCCCGGCGGCCCTGCCGAAGCTCGGTGAACGCATCGAGGTGGACGGCATCAAATACCGGATCAGCCGGGTCTCGAACCATCCTCGCTCGCCGCTCCTCACCTTCAGTCTTTCCTCGACCGATGAATGACGGCGCGATCCGCTTCACCGCCAAGCTCAAGGGGGCTTCCGACGTGGCTCGACTGCTGCGCCGGTATCCAGAAAAGGTGGGGCGAACGCTGCTGTCCCTGGTGAAGCAGGAAGCGCGTGGCCTATCTGTGGAACTTGCCCGCAACACTCGTCCGTTTGGGTTCTCGGAAAAGGCTCGCAAGACAGGCGAGGATGCCGTGGCCAAGGACATCAGCGGCGTGTTCGCCCTGCCATCCGATGCCTTCGCGGAAATCCGCAAGTCCGATCCGGCTGCGGCAGACCGCTTCTGGTCAAACGTCCAGAACCGGCGCTTCTCACGAGCCGAAAACAATCTTCGCCAAACCAGTTCCGGTTGGAAGGATCTCTCTGTCGGTCGCCTCGACCCAAAGCTCCACCAATGGGGCCAACTCGGCGCGGCGAAGCCAAAGCAGATCGTCACCAGCGCCAAGGCCCGCGACACTTACATCGCCCGCATCCAGAAGCGGGTTGGCTTCGCCAAAGGGTCGTGGATCAACGCGGGCAAAGCGATTGGCGGGCGGGTTCGTGGAGCTGCACAATGGGCGACAAGGCACAAGCAGGCACCCGGATCAGCGACGATCAAAACCGGCGACAAGCCGGCCGTCACGCTGGTCAATAACCTCGACTACATCGACGATGTGAGCACCTACAAGGGAATCAACCTCGCTCTCCAGGTGGCAGCAGGAAAACTCCGCAAAGCCCTCGCCACCTCGCTGCGCAAGATCAACGAACGGGCGAGCCGCTCCACCCGCCGTGCCGGTTGACTAGCCACCACCGGTCAAGATGCCAAACCTCATCGAAGACCGCTTGTCGGCGCTGCTGGCCGAATGGATCGACACCAACCGCCCCGAGGGATTTCCAGGGACGATCCCCGTCCACGTTGCCCGCCGCGATGAGATCCGCACCCGTCCCTGCTTGGTTCTCGACACCTCGGAATCCAAACCGGTCCCGGCGATGCCCCACACCGCCCGCGTGAAGCTCGACGTGCATCTGTTTTCCCAGGTGGACGACACGCCCGCCGAAGACCACGCCGAATGGGCGGGCAAAGTCGTGACTCTCCTGCGCGACACGGCAGCGATTCTAGCCGACCTCGATTCGGAAACATTCGTCCTCCACGACCTCATCGAGCGGGAAGGCAGCACCACGCCCGACGAGTCGCGCGGCCGCGAAAGCGTGCTGGGCTACGAGGCCGTCGTCTCCGCCGTCTGATGCGGTTGACACGCCGCCCGCCGTCAAATGGCCGCGACTTTCCTTGGCACCACCGGCAACTGGGGCATCCCGAACGATCAGGATGGACTCCTCATCACCGACCTGTCCTTCGACTTCTCCAATCAGGAGAAACCCGTCCTCAACAAGGGCGGCGAGGTGATCGGCCTCTCGCTCTATCAGGAGAAGGTCGAAATCAAACTCTCTGGCCTCGTTGCGAAAACCTCCTCGTTCAGCGGCAAGATCGGCGCGGCCATCGCACTGGCCAATGCCATCCCGGCCCACCTCCAACAGGCCACCGGCGGCACCACCATCCTCATGCAGGTCAGCCGCAGCCTCAACAACGAGGACTTCGAGAAAATCGACCTCACCGCCACCCACTATCCGTTCGTCACGACCAGCGGCGGAGCCTGATTTGACACTCTCCACAGATCCCACCGATGAACGCAGTATCCCATCTCTCTGCCACCGCCACCAGTAACACCTGTCTCGCCGCCGCGCTCACCGCCGTTGGCATCCCGCTGGCTGAAAAGCCCTTCGTCCGCGTCGTCGGCGAGGACATCCGGGGCGAGCGCACCGTCTGGTTCTTCGACCCGCAGAGCCCGTGCGGAAAGTTCCAGACCAAGGAACTCATCGCCGCGTGGCATGACGAAGCCTGGCACCTCGCCAATCCCGAGCATCCGTTCGCCTACATCAAGTGTGCGCTGATGAACCGCCAGCGGCTCGTGGACAAAGTGAAGCAAAACGTCCCCATCGCCTGCGTGAAACGCCGGGACAAGATCGCCTTCATCCCACTCGATGCCTCACCGCGCACCGAAGACCTATTCCTTCGCTACCTCTGACCCATGAACGACACCGCCCGCCAGTCACTTCTCTCTGCCACCTTCCACGACGTGGAAACCATTGTCGGCGGCCACACCATGCGCCCGCTCTCACTGGCCAGCTACGACGTGCTCCTTCGCACCGGCAATCCCCTGGTGAAAGGAGAGACGCCCGCCGAAGGCACGCCCGAGTTCACCTCCTCGATCATGGCCTTCGTCTATGCCCACTGCGCACCGTGGGCCGAGGTCGTCCGCGCCTCCTTCGACGAGCAGGCATTCCGCGAAGCCACCCTGATCTTCTGCGGCAGCCTCACCCCGACCGACTTTCAGACCGCGTTCCAACGCCTTGAAGAGCAAAGCCGGGAACTGGAGGCGGCCCAGGTGGATCCCCTGTCGGGACTAGCCGGAAAAAAGCCCCAGCTTGCGACGAACCCGGCTTCCTAGCAGCCCAAGTCTTCGCCATCGCCGCCGAAACCGGCTGGCCCGAGGAACGCATCCTGTTCATGCCGCTCTCGCGGCTCGCCCAATATCAACACTGTCTGCTGCGGCGCAATGGAGTGCGGACCAACTGGAGCGGCACCGGCGGAACGTCGCTGCGGGAGCAACTGGAGGTATTGCGGGGGGAGTGGGTTTCCCAGACTCACACTTCATCCGACTTGGGTATTGCCTAACCTCAAGGTTCGTCAATAAAACTGGACAGGAATGAAGGTAGTTCGTAGAGCATGCCCCCTCCAAGAAAGAAAAAATGCTTGGACAATGTATCTTTTAGATTAAGAAGAGCTCATGATAGATGATATTGATAAGGAGAATCGCATGGTGCTCGTGCGCCGAATAGCAATCGGACTCGCAAAACAAAGCGATGATCCGATTCTCGCGGACACTAACATACTCAGCCGCCGAACTTTTCAGGGGAAACCAAAGACGGAACAGGAACTCGATTCCCGCAAGCCTGTGGCCGTTTGTTCCAATGGAGGAAGATACTTCACACATGTAAGAATGGATGGGCGAGGTCAAATTCTTGTTGTATGGCCCAGTGGGTTCGAGGAGACCATCAAGTTCTGGATCCCTGAGGCATATCTCAACAGGGAACGCGAGATTGGCGCAGCGTCTCCTGCCAGCACTATTCCATCCGTTGATGTTACAGGGTCGGAGCTTGAGCAGGCAGTCGGGCGAATTCGCGCTGCCGATCCCAATTTTCCAATTTCAGTTTCAGAGATCTCGGCACTCCCATTGACTTCGTTCGATGAGATAAAAAGTGCCGTGAGTTCAGGAAATTTTGCCATAGGCGGATTCTCGTTTCATCACAATCTCATGATCCTTCGCCTTGTGGCCCCAACTGCAAAGCCAGCTTACATTGTTTCAATGCTGGCCACATACCTTGTGCCACTGGTCTGCACCGTGCTTGCGCTTACCACATCGCCATGGCTCTGGCTTGGTCTGCTGTACTTCTTTGCTGGGGCGAGCATTACTACTTTCATCTGGAGCAAGGCGATAATTTCGGCAGCCTTGCAATCCGAGGCTGCCTTCTGCCTCCTCTTTTATTTTTCCAAGATCAGTCTCAACGATCTGACTACATCTCGGCGTTACGACTGGCAACAGATCCAAAAGCAGCCCCCAAGAGATGCCAGGGGGTAATGAGAAACAGTGACTAGATCCGTTTGAAAAATTACACATCAGACACGCACATTTGTGAGTTGATTCCAGATCATGCAGTCTGGTCATTCCATCCTGGTTGACTCCACCCCCGGCGCATGAGCGCCCTCACCGTCACCCTTGGAGCCGACATCACTTCGCTGCGGCGGGCGATGGCTGGGGCCACTCAGTTGGTGGCGGAGTCGGCCAAGAAAATGGCCAGCCTGGGCGCGGTGGGCTTGAAGGTAGGGCTTGGTGCGGCGCTCGCGGGTGGGGCCTCGGCGCTGGCCGGCGGGATCAAAGCGGTCACCTCGGCGGCCAACTTCGAGCAAACGCAGGTCGCCTTCGCCACCTTGATCGGTGACGCGGGCAAGGCCGAACAAACACTGGCCCAACTGCGCGAACTCGGTGCCAAGACGCCCTTCGAATTTCCCGAACTCGCCGATGCCGGCCGCAAGCTCATCGCGTTCGGCGAAGGGTCGGACACGGTTGCCGCCACCCTCGCCCGCATTGGCGACGTTTCGGCGGGCGTGCAGGCACCGGTCAATGAAATTGCCGAACTCTACGGCAAGGCTCGCGTCCAGGGGCGGCTGTTCGCCGAGGACATCAACCAGCTCACCGGGCGCGGGATTCCGATCATTGGCGAACTCGCCAAGCAGTTCGGCGTGTCGGACTCCGAGGTGAAAAAACTCATCGAGTCCGGCCAGGTCGGCTTCCCGGCCATCGAGCAGGCGTTCATCAACATGACCTCGCAGGGCGGCAAGTTCGCTGGCATGATGGCGGCCCAGAGCAAGACGACCAACGGCCTGTTCTCTACGCTCAAGGACACCATCGGCGAAGTGTTCCTCACCCTCGGCACGCCGATCAACGACGCCATCCGCCCGATGGTCGAGCAAGCGATCGCGCTGGCCCAAAAACTCGCCCCGCTGGCGGCGGAAGTCGGCACCCGCATCCGCGATGCCATGCAATTCATCATCGCCCTGTTCAAAAGCGGGCAGGTCGCCAGCCTCGTCGGCTCCGCGCTGCAACTCGGCTTCGCAGTGAGCGTGAACTTCCTCTGGGCGGCCCTCCGTGCCACCATTTCCGCCACCGGTCAGCTCATCATCGAAGTATTCCGCACTGCCGTCACCTTTCTCCAAGTCATCACCACTGCCGACTTCTGGAAGGGCATGGGCAACGCGATCATCGGGATCTTCCTCAGCGCCGTCGGCTTCCTGCAAAAAGGCCTCGCCGAGGCCATGGAAATCGCCCGTCCGCTCGCAGAATTGTTCGGACAAGGGGACGCCATCGACTCCGCCCAGGCTACCTTGCGCGATTCAGCGGGCGCACTCGATGCCGAGGCCGCGGAGCGTTACGGCACGGCGGGAGACCAACTCGGACCACTCGCCGCACAGGTGGGAACCCGTTTGCAGGAAGCCGGTGAAGCCATCGCCGCCCGCTTCGGCAAGGCGTTCGCCAACACCGCCGAGGTGATCGACACCACCGGCCTGCGCGACGGCATCCGCACGATCATTGGCAGCATCCGCGAGTCGATGCCCAAGCCCGGTGAAGTCGCAGCGGCAACCGGTGCGGCCGGCAACAAGGACGGCGAGAAGAAAAAGGACGCCCAGGAACCCAGCCGCATCGCGCCCATCGTCACCTCGCTCGGCAAGGTTGGCGGGGGTGGCTATTCGTCCGGCGCACTCGACGCCCAGCGTGAAAACAACCGACTCACCAGCGAGACGAACAGGCTGCTCCGTGAAATGGGCGAGCGGATGAAGCCGGGGACTGGACAGACCGTTGCCTCATTCGGCTAACATCTCATGCACGAGTTTCCAATTCCCCCGAAACTTCTCCAACGCATGCTCATCAATCGCGCAATGGAATGAGTCAAATTTCTTGGGTCGAATACCATCATGCTTCTCCAAAAATGCTCTATGGTGCTTGATGACAACCGTTCCGAGATCAGTCCACCGCATGATGTAAAATCGGTCAGATCCGTATTCACCTAGAGCGACGAGAACACACACGATGTCCCGCTTCAACTTCACTGGACGGCCAACCACCTGCCTCTTTCCTTCTAGCGTCACTTCCGAAAATCGCCGGAAGTCGAATTGCCATGAGTTCCCTGTGATGGCCTTCACCTGAACCAAAACCGAACGAAATTCCGAGTCGGTTGCTACAATGTCGTAGTCAGGAACATTGCCCGCGAAGGTGGTCGTGATCAGCCCCCTCCTGGACAGTTCGGCCGCAACGAGGAACTCGCCCGTAGCTCCAACCACTTTGGTGCTTCTTCCAGATGCCATAGAGCCGGAATTGTGGACAGTGCGCGGCGACTATCAAGCCCTCACCGGTTGACGCCGCGCCCCGGCCAAGATGCCGAGCCACGTCGCCATTCAACCCGGACGCCTCTATCCCCAGCCGGGATACTCGGTGCAAATCGACAAGGAGGGCAAGTGGACCGCCACCCAGATCTTCCTCTGCCACCGCTCGTCGGCAGTCGCCCTGATGCCGCGCCCCGGCACCGCGCACCCGGAGATTCCATTCATCGCCGTCGCCCAGGTGAGCGCCGAGTTCACCGAGGGCGACCTCGCCGAAATCACCTGTCAATACGCCGGCGCCGAGGACAAGGATGAGGAGAACGAAAAAGCCAACGCCGTCTATTCGATGGGGCTGTCGCTGTCCGAAGAGCCACTGCTCAGCCACCACCGATACAAGGACGTTCCTGCCAAGGAACGTGAGGCGCTCCAGTTGATCCAGTCCGGAAAGGACAAGGATGACCAGGGCAACAAGCTGCGCAACAAGGTCGAGAGCGACCTAGGCAAGGAAGCACTCACGAAAATCGAGCGCGGCCAGACCAGCTACTACAGCCCGCGTGTGACGTGGCGGGAAAGCTGGGTGCGCAACAAGCACGCCAGCGCGGCAGAACTCAACGACATCGGCAACATTTCCACGCCATCCGGCTCCGCGCCATCCCTCGCCGGTGGTCGCGACTGGCTGCTCAACGGCGTCACCCAGACGCAGGAAGGAAAGTCGTTCCGCCTCGAACTCGAATGGCTCGCCAGTGACCGGGGCGGGTGGGACCCGCAAATCTACAACGACTGACGACCATGCGCCTCCCCCAGAAAAAGAAGCCTGGCGACCCGGTGCTGGCGTCCGATTGGAATATCCTGTTAGATGCCATCGCCGCCCGCACGCCACGTCCAGGCACCGGCCTCGAACTGATCGCTTCGTCGGGTGGCTTCGCCTACTCGCGTCCCGGCCCCGGCCTCGCCAACACGCCAAACCTCCCGCCCTTTGCGGTCATCGGCATCGAAAAAGACAGTTCCTCCTATCTCGTCACAATCAAGGAGGGCTGGGTGATCGAACGCAAGCCCAAGACCTCCGACTCACCCACGGTGAAGTTCCACATCCCAAAGGCAGGTGACAAGGCGCTCGACAGCATCCCACGCCCCCAGATTGCCATGTCGATTGGCGACACGCTCTGGTGCAAGGTCACTGCAGGCATCACCGGCGAGATCAACGCCCCACCCGAAATCCTCGCGGCCAGCGGCGACCAGAACGGCAACCACTACTACCCGGAAGACCCCGAAGGCTCCGGCAGCGACGGCACCTATTTCATCAAGCTCTTCAAGCTGGAGCAGGAGGATGGCACCCCGAAAGTCAAAGTCTATCAGCAGAGTGACATCGAGCACTGGGCGCAGCTCTGGACCGGCGAGAACAAGGGCGATGGATCACGAGTCTTCAAAGAGCACGACGAGGCCGAGAACATTTACTACTTCCGCACGATCAAGCATCGAGAAACCCAGAACCAGATCGAGGTCATTGAGGAGGAGGACATCATTCGGATCCAGGGCAACAGCAAGGACGGCTCGCTGGTCTTGGAAGGCGACACGAGCTCCAGCACTCCGTTGCTCGAATGGCAAGATGGGCTCGTCACCACCGAGGGCGAAAAGAAGCTCACCGTGAAGGAATACATGATCTGCGAATACGGCACTCCGAAGGCCGTGAAATTCGTCATCGTCGAATAGCCATGGCCCACCTCATCACACCCATTGAGATCGACGGCGCACCGTATTGCTGTCAGCCGGCCACCAAGCGCACCGAGGCGATCCTCACCGGCATGGCCAGTGAACTCGGCGCGAACCAATGGGAAATCTACCGTGCCTATCAGGACGAAACCGTCCGTGAAGGTGCCGTCAAATTTGGCATCTGCTGTGCCATGCAGATCGAAATCACACTCAACGGCATGATCGAAACCCTCAATGATGGTTACGACTGGATCGAGGTGGTTCACAACGGCCAGCGGGTGTTCTTCCACGAGAGCCTTGATACCAGCGAGGACCCCGACGAAACCGTGGCTGCTGGTCCGTTCAACATCACGCTCGCCCTGGACGACCGCCCGTGCGGCCACTTGATCGAGATCCGCGGATCGACCGGCGACGGCATCGCCAACAACGACGTCTGGTGGCAGGCCGCCGTGGCGATCAGTTGACAGCCGCCCCGTGGCGTGAAGCTCCACGTCGATCTTGAAACCTTTCAACTCATCGAAGGTCCCGGATTTCGCAATCCTGTTTCCTCGCTCCGCTTCAAGCGCGGCGATGCGGCCCGCTTGGAAGTTGTGTTCCTGCGCAATGGCACCACTGCCGAAGCCATCGGCGATCCGGCCGCTCTGGAATTGCGCTTCGGCGTGAAGCCCCGCAACCGCTATGATGTCGGCTATCTGGTTCAAACCTCCGCCTGGACACTTCCAGCGCCCGGAGCGGAGAGCCCGGTCTATCAGTGCTCGCCGAGCTTCAACACCGAGGAACTCAACTCGGCTCTCAACCTCGGGTCCGCAACGGCCACCGAGCTTTCCGAGATCACGCTCATGGGTGAAATCACCTGGCGCGAGGGCAGCGCGGAGCCGACCAGCACCCGCACCTTCCTCGTGATCGTCGAGAATGACGTGAATCGAGGGGACGAGGGAGTTCCTGATTCCGCCGAGCCCGCCTATCCGGCACCGGAGGGGATTGAGCTTGTCGCCCGCAAGGGCGTCGCGAACGGGTATGCCGGTCTGGATTCCGGCGGCAAGGTGCCCGCCACCCAACTCGCCATCACCGCCGCCTCAATCTCGGATT